TCAGCTGCGTAAATTGAATGTTGGGAAACTGAATTAATGTAATCAACTAATACTCTACCATCTCTTGGTGCTTCTTCCGTTAAAGCTCTCCAAACAGTTCGCATGGTATCTTGTTCTTTGTCAAAAGCCATACCAGCACTAGTGGCGTTTTTTAAACCAGTAATAATTGCCTGAATACCACTAATTGCAGCTCCACCGATAAAAGTACCTGAAATAATATCCCTTAAGCGATGAGTGGTTTTTTCTGTCTTTTCACTTTCATTTTGTACACCGTGCAAAGCATCAACATATTTTCCAATTGAGGAAGTATTAACTTCGGCTATTAATTTAGTTCTTACGTCTTTTGGTAATTTTTCTAGCATGTCATTGAAAGAACGAAATCCATCATTTTTGGCTAATGCTTCCAGGATAGCTTTCTTTTTTTCTGGTATCTTTTCATAAGTTGCTTTAAAATTTTTAAGTGCGTCTAGTTTGGCATCAGTTGTGATTTTAAAGCTTTTGTCTTTAATGCTATCCTCATGCTGTTTTATTTGAGAAAGCACGGGGGTTGCATTATCATGGGCCACATATTCAATTACTTTTCTAACTACATAATCAGCAGACATTTTTACCTCCTTTCTTCAAAATTTAAAAACTAATTATAGAAATAAATTAGCAAATAGTTCTTCTTTTTCTTTCTTTTTGCTATCATCCTCTTCGTTGCCAATTTTATCGGCCTCAACTTTAATAGAATTGATAGCTTGGTCAATATTGTTTTGTACTTCTTCTATCTTATCTGCAAAGGCCATGGGGACTGGCAAAGAACTAATTATTTTTTGATCTTGCAACTTGTCATAACGCGCATATAGGCTTCCTTTTAGCAAAAGATTATATTCGTGTGGGGTTAAGTTATAGAACTCTTCGATATTGTTAATTCCAATAAAGCGTCGTGCATTAACTAGTGCATCATCTAAATTTAAATAACCTTGTATTTTTTCAGGATTTTTTCGTTTTCTGTGATTCGCAGTTTCATGCTCTCCGCTTCTGCTTCTACTTGAAGTTGTTGTTCTTGGAATTCTTCTAAACTTTGATCTGATTTTTTCTTCGATATTTCTTTCATAACTTTTGTGTAGGCTTTTAAAATATCTTTTTGAGCTTTGAGCCACTGAGCGATCTTGGATTTGAAAAAACCCGAATCACACATTACTTGAAAGTCATCTTCGAATTCTTTATCAATATTGTCGAAAACTTTTTCAGAGTCTAGCTGTTCAATAATTTCATCTTTACTGAGTTTGTGATCACAGAGAGCAAAATAAAAGTCAAGAAGAGTATCAATATCGTTCTGTAGCATTCGTGAAATGAAATCATCAAACTTTTGATTAATTTCTTCTTTATCTTTGCCAACAATATTTTGATAAAATCCAAAATTAGCTTTTAGTTTTGTTGTTTCTCCATTAATTTTTAAGTCAATCATATTTTAATAATCTCCTGTCTAACTAGGCTGTCGGATCTGTTGGGTTAATAGTATTGTTTTGGTTAGTATTAGAACTAGAGTTATTAGGCTCATTATTCTGAGAAGAATTATTATTAGAGTCATTAGAATTTTGATTTATTTGGTCAAAATTAATCGGTTGTCCATCAGGACCAACATCTTCACCTGTTAAATAGTCACGTGCTGGGATTGTGTCATCGTCAACTGTCTTATCGACAAATTCGTCTTCATCCATACCAATATCAATTCCGTAACTAAAGTTAATAAACTTAGAAACCGCATCAAAAAATCCATCTGGTAAAACTTTCTCTGGCAAAACAAAAGGGCGTTCTTGATTATTAATTGCACGCGTTAAACCATTTACTTCAAAAGTAATGTTGGAAGAAGCTGTTCCACCTAGTGCTTCTGTTGTTGGTAATTGTGGCATATAACATTGACCATATTCTGCCTCAACTGTTCTATTAGGTTTTTTTCCTCGAACTGTATTTAAATCAACACGCCACAGGCCAACTAGTTCTTTTTTCTCCCACGCGGCGTATAAATCCCAATATAAATCAAGAATTCCTTTAACTGGTGATTGCCAAATCACATCGACTACGCGTTGTTGATTACTAGAACCAACACCCTTAATATTGGCTGTTTTAGTTGCTTGTGATTGTAAAGTATTTGTGTTAGTACCTGAGGTTGCTCCTTGCAAGCCTAAAACTCTCATTTTTTGGTCTACTGGGTCGTGCTGAATTCTCTTGTACAAATAAATAAATTTGTCAGCGTCTCTACCTTCTACCCAAGGCTTTTGAGCTGATTTTCCGTCTTGTGGAATGTTTCCTGCAATTCCTGGCATTTTAATTCCTCCTGTTTTTTTTTGCAAAATAAAAACACCCTTATAATAATGAGTGCTTAATTAGTAATATTTTTCTGTTATTTGATAATCAATAGTTAAATTCCATCTCATTAAAGTTTGGGACGTGCTATTATCGACTAATTCACGGCTTGAGAATCCGGAACATTGGCAATAATAATTCTTTAATTGTAGTTTAGTTAGCATATCTCTAATTAAATATGCTATATCTAACATTAAACCGTGATTGCCTTCGGTAAGATCATAATAATTAATTGCCAAACTATATTGAGAACGTTGTTCATTTTTAGCATGATTAATTGGATTAACGTTAATCATTTCAACTATTATCTGTGGATAATTTTCGTTATTACTAGTTTGGGTATCATAAACTGGAATCTGAAATCGATCTTTTAAGTTAATAATAGCTGTTGTTAACAATTCTCGTTCAGGTGACATCTACATCTCCTTCTACCCCAAAGATTTTTCAATGGCTGTTTGAGCCCTACGGTTAATTTGATTATCCAAAGAGTTAGCTGAATCTTTCATGGGGTGTTGTGCAGGATATTTTTTACTTTTTAAGCCAAATTCAAATGCTTGTCCGTAATTGTATCCGTTATTTGTTGCTGTTGGGTAAATATCTATTGCTTTCCCGTTTTCTTTTGCTTTAATTTTAATAGAGTGAGCCAAAGTGCCATGACCAATATAACCACTTTTAGAATGATATTGTCGATCTTTAATTAAGCTTTCGGCAGCTGCAGCTTCATCTTTAGCCATGTACTCTATTGATTGTTGAGAATTAACGGTTAATTTTTTTTTATCCTGTAGAATTTCAGCGGCTAAATCTTTATCTCCTATTTCAAGAAAACTGTTAGCTAAGTTCTGCAAAGGCTCACTAAATCCATCTTTAACTTTAATTTGAACAGTTGGTATATGGTCATTATCAGCCATTAGCATTTACCTCCGTTTTAATAACATAAATATCTGTTCGATCCTTATGACGCCTAATTTGAGAAATTTGAAATCTCGGTTTCATATTAATTTCGTTAAAATTGCCGCTAAAACCTACGTAATCAGCATTATAAAGTCCAGCCAGTCTAATTACCCATGAATGGTCATAAGACTTTCCTAGGGCGTTAATTTGGCTTTGTGCACCATTTAATTCAGTAATGCGTGCATTATAAACTTTTTGAAAAGTAAAATTTGGTTTGTGGTTTAAAGGATCATTAGATGGCTCCTTATTTTTACTAATCAGGTAGATAGGTATTTGTTTCAATCAAAAGTCATCACCTTTCCATATTTTTCTTTAGCTTGCTGGGTCTCTTGCCAACGAATTAACATTTCTTTAAACGGCGTAAGATCACTATCAGAGTAAGTAAATGATAATCCTTCCTCTGAAGCAGCTGTAGTTCCTTCAAACATTTCTTTACGGTACTTTGCCACTGCCATTTGCTGCACAATATCCGCTAAACGTTCATCAATATTATTAATGCCTAAAAACAGTTCAATTTCATGTGTAGCATTACGAATATAAATTCTTAATTTTTTAGTTGTACTATCATCTGAGATTCCAGTAATAGTTTTAACATCGTCTAAAATACTATTTGAATAATCAGTATTAGACATTTGCTAATCCTGCAGCAGTAGCCTTGTTAATTAAATCGTCCTTTTTATCATTGGGGTCATATGTTACTCCATTTTTATCAAGCAAGGCCTTAATATCTTGAACTGTCATATTGTTTAGATTATCGGGAGTTGTGCTTTTGGTTTGTGGTGAGGTACTGTTATTATTTGAATTAGTATCATCTAGTAAAACTTTAGCTTGGAATAGAGTATCACGGCTTGCTAAGGTTGGTAAGGCTGTGGCTGCCGCTTTAGTCCATGTGCTAATTGGGTCCAAATTAGTTTCGTATACCATGGCAACAATATTACCAATATTTTGTAATTGAGCATTACCTGCTAAAATACGACTTTCTTCAGGAGTTGGTCCATAAAGAGTTTCTCCTGTAGTAGCATCATCAAACATAATAAATTTATCTTCTGGGAAGTAACGTTTAACTGTCATTTGACCATTAGTTCCTTGAAAACGATATTTTTGGTCATACGTAACAATTGTTGGTAGTCCCATACCTTGGAACAGTTGATTTAATGCTGTGGGAGACGGTATTAATCCTAAGCGTTTAAAGTAATCAGCAATAGTTCCGTTTTTTAATAAGGCCGCTACTACTTTATTGGAGGTTAATGCTCTCGTTGGGATAGTATCTAAGCCACTAATCCAATTTTGAATATCAGCAATTGGATCACCATCTTTATCCCAGCTTTTAGATACAGTTAATTGGTGTTCCTTAGGTAATTTATAATCAACTTTCCAATTAACATTTTCATCATCAGGATATACAACACCTTGTGCTAACAATTGCATGCGCATTAATTCTACTCGTGCTTGAATGCCACGAACTAAATTATCAATGTCGTTATATACGTTCTGTGTTAAATAGGTTTCTTCCTCTGCATTTCTTGGAGAACGTAAAGCCATAATATCTTCTTCTTTTAGTTGCATTTTACGTTTGATATATCCTAATTCTGCGGCAGTAACATTAGCTTCCCTACTACCAATTTCAGCTTCAACGTCAAATGTAGAGACTGGGGCAATAACTGGAGTTGATCTTGTATTTTCTAGAATTTCAACATTAAAATTCGGAACTTTTCTGCTTGGAAATAAAGTATCACCTAACATATTCGGATATACGCGTTGCTGTAAATAAGAGATAACATTCTTTTGACTAAAAATTTCTGCAATGTTTGCCATTAAACTAAGCCTCCTCTAAATTTGAAAATGTAATTTTT